CGGTAGGATCGCCCAAAGTAGTGTCTGCCTTTTGCCGCCTAAGAAATTCCGCGTAAGTTATCGGTCGGCCAGTTACCGGATCCCGTCGGACATCACCTCTTACTTGCGGCACGTTCACTCTAGGAATGGCCGCTCTCCCGCCAGTCAGTCCGTAATACTCTTGTAAGGCGGCTCTTTCGCGATCTACATCCACCCCCGCCCCACCCATATACGGCAGCAAGTCTTGCCAACGTGTACTTTGAGAGACCAATCCCTGCGATTGATACCGCTGCACTTCCCCGCCATCATCAAACGCCACAATGCCGCCCGGGGCGTACCCCTGCGTGGGGAGGTTAGACGCCAGCGCCTCGATCCCGGAGGTAAAGCTCTTCGCCTTGGCAATCTTGGCAAGGGCAAACTTGGCGGTCTCAGGGTCCAGCACCCCGTTCTTGACGCTGCGTCGGATTTGTTCTTCCGAGTACTTGGTCGGGTTAGCCAGCACGCGCTCATCAATAGACGCCACGCCGCCCTCGGCAAGCTCGACGGCCCCGCCTTCCTTGAACCCACCAAGCCTCGAAAGACCGTACGCGCCAAGGCCCAGCGAACCCAGACTTTGAATTGCACCGGGTTGTCCCTGATACATCTGCTGCGCCGACTGCTGTCCCAACGGCAAGCCACGGATCATGTCGGACATGAACCCAAGCTGACGGAACGGGTAGTTTTGCTGATTAAGAAAGTCCTGATAGTCCTGAGACAGCCCTTGTTGCCTGAGCGCTTGCTGCTCCGCACCAACCTGCCGTTGCAGTTGGTTGATCCCCATCTGCTGACCATACTGAGTCTGACCAAGCTGCCCCAAGAGTCCAGCGGACTGCAACTGCCGGTTCATATCTTGGTTGTACAGATTGCCTGCCTGCTCAAACGCAGTCTGATATCCACGAGCGCGAATATCGTTAAGCCCCATGTTCAGATTGCGTTCGCGCTCAGCACGCAACAGCGCATCACGGGTACCGCCAAATGCGCCTCGCCCCGTGGCTTCGGCTTGTTGCTGCATCCCCTGCATGGCAGAGGTGCGCTGAGCTTCGCGAAGCTGGGGGGCCATCGCCGCTTCGATATACGGCGACATGTACTGCTGTGCTTGCGGCGTACCAAACGTGGTCGAACCGGCGGTACCTGCCATCGTGCTGGCTTGGCCGAGCTGTCCGGCAACTCCCATGTTGCCTGCGGCTTGCTGCGCTTGAAGTTGTAGCGGAGAAAACCCGGCAATCCGTTCTGCACTGTATGTTTGATAGGGCTGGGATGTGGCAGCTTGCGCTTTTGCTAGCGTATCTTGCGCGTATCCACGTGCCCACTCCGGCAGTTCAAAAACTTGGGTAGTTTGGCTCGGCGTCCCGCTACTGCCGCCACCGCCGTAAACGATGCGTCCGTTTTCTTTACGGGTCACACTGTCGCCCAACGGTTCACCGAGGGCTTCAAGTTGTCGGCGAGAGTAGCTCATAATTTTATTCCTACAATCCTGTACTTTTCTTCAAACCCGTAGCGCTTCCACAAGCGGGCAATAGACTCACGCGCCGCACCTTCAATACAAGTAGCCCCGAAGGAAAAGAGAAGGGTTTTGAGTTGCTGGAACGTATCATCATTACTGATTAGCCGCCCACCAATAGCTGTGATGAATGCCACCCGGTCATCCGGGCGGTTGAACATGTGCACGGTTGCCGCACCCGTAATTCTCTGCTCATCCACGGCAACAAGCAATACCCATTGCCCGGTAGAAAGCAGCGTCTTCACTGAAGCTAGCGAATAGTCTCCACCAGCATGTTCAAGCGCTGACGCAATAAAAGGTTCAACCGACGGCCAAACATGATGCAGATGCCCAAGTTCTACCGGAAGAATCTTCATGCGGGCAACATGTTTTCAGCTTTGCTGTCCTTGGCAACTTTGCCTTTGCCGACGGTTTTACTACGCGCTGCCTGAATTCTGTCCAGCATAGCGTAAAGCTTTTTAGCGCCTGCTTCAGTAGACCCATTCCCAAGCTCGGAAACGATACGCGCAGGCACAACAAACTCACCATCGGCAAGCCGTGCGGGCTGCTTGCCACCAATCGTAGCCGGAATAGAGTCAGACACCCCATCGCCCGGACCCCGCAGAAGCCGCCCGCCATCCGAGTAATCGCCTAGATTGGAAATACCGCCACTCGCCATTTGCGGCATCGGCAGGTTTAGCCCCCTAGAATACTCAGCGGCGTCGATGTAGGACATGGGATACGCTTCAACCGGTTTGTCAATGGGACCACCCGCAGCATACGCTCCGGGCCGGAAGGGCACGCCAGTATCGACATACCTGCCAGAGAAGTACTGCTGCTCTCGACCAAAATCGCGACCCAGACCCCCATAGGCGGGTACTGTCGATTGCGGGAAAGGCGTGGTTACATTGGGAGCATAGGTCAGCCGATTCAACGAAGGTGTTTTTGCGAGTGGCGGCGTTTCACTGTCTCCACCTAAAAGCATAGGCGCTGCTGCCGCCAGCCCGGATATTCCCAAGCCTTTCATCCCACCAACACCACTCATAAACCCAGAACGGGCCGCTTCCCCAGCCGCCCCAGACGAGGTCAGGGAAGACAACCCTTGGCCCATAGCAGAGAAAGGAGACGCCGCCGCAGCCTGCGCAGCTCCCTGCTGCGCAGCCGCCAACTCCGCAGCCGACGCGCCACTCAACCCGCCAGCCATCTCCGCCGCCGTACCAGCGGCTCCTGCCCCAGCCAACCCTGCGCCCAACCCCGCGCCGCCATACGCGCCCAATCCGGCCATAAGCCCTTTATTGAGATCGCCCGTAGCCAACGCGGTGCCGCCACCCATAAGCATAGCGGCAACAGGGGGCGGTACTCCCATAGCAGTCATCGCCACACCGCCGATTACCGGCAGGATGTTCGATAAGAACCCGGCTTCAGGCAAGCCCGTGCTGGGGTTAATGCTGAGAGATCCGCCGTGTGCTGCCGCCAGAGCTTGCAGCCCGCGAACTTCCCCGTTGGACATGTGCACAAGCGTGGAGTCCGACCCCCGGCCTTTGGATGCAAGCTGCTTAGCTACGTTACGGTAAGGCATGTTAATCCCCGATTACCTGCTGATCTCTTCCCAGTCCAAAGAACCGAGAACTTCATTGCCGTTGGACGCCCCCGTGCAGGCTAGCGTAATCTCATAAGCGGTTGCTGTGAAGGGATTGCGCTCAAGCTGGGTGGTGAACAGTGCAGCCTTCAAAATGTCCACGCTAGTAGCCCCTTGGTTGGAGCCTTGGAAATAGCCCGTTGCCAAGATTCGCCCCCCAGTAGAGGTAAACGATACGCCAGTAATATTGTACTCAACAGAAGAGTTTGCACCTGCACTGACCCAAGCGCCGCCTGTTGTGGTGCCGTTTACCACCACTGACCATTGGTAGTTGGCGTTGTTTGTGATGCCCAAAATTGATATTGCGGTCAGGATGGCGACCCCATCTAGCCGCGTTGATTTGAGGCGGAATGAGACAACTGGGTAGAGCGTACCGGCAGTGGTCAGCGTTCTGGGGCTTGTGATGGGGTTACCGGCAGACAACTGCGCCCCGCGCAACTCGTACCCACCTTCAGAAATCACCGTCGAGCAGACCTGTTTGAGAGTGCTGGCCCCGGTGGTAGCCCCCACGTTAGCCATTTCGTACCGCAGGGGTAAAGAAGCGGTGGTGATGTACGTGGTGTTAACCAGATTGGCGTGGTCAAAGTTGTGAGCAGGGACGAAAACCCCGTCGATGATGAACCCGGTGCGCACCGTACCAAGCCCCAGCCACTCAATGTCAAGATAAAGAATCTGCGCCTTGGAAGAGTCCAGCGTCAAGCCTGAAGGTCCGGTGCCGTCCAGCGGGTCTTGGTTCCAATTTGCCTGCGCAACACGGGTGTTGGTTGGAGCGCCTGTCACGCTGCTGCGCTCGACCATATAGTTGATGGAGCCTTCACGCTCAAAGTAGATCCCGTTTGCCGCACCGTAGTAACCCGCACGTTGGCGCAGGTTGGCCTTGGCAGGACCGAAAACGAACGTATTCATCACCAGCAAACTTTTACCCGGCTGGTAAGAAAAGACTTTGATGGTCTCTCGGATGATTTCGTCGCCGCTGGCCGAGCCAACCGTCAGGTCAACCAACCCTTCATTAGCGTTAAACGTCGCCGCTGCGGTCCCAGTGATGCTGTCAGCCCACAAATTGTTGTCGGCGTAGCGGTGAGATGAGTCAAACAACGTAAGAGGGTTGCTGACGCGCAGCCGCCCAAACGCATCTACGTTAGTTCCGCCAATCGAAATTGGGATCGGAGTATCTGTAGCCAAAATCTGCCCCAGTACGTTATCTAGCTGATTGAAGTACAGACGAAGGATGTTTAGAAATTGATCTTGGTACCGCTGATCATATTCTACTGGCGCAGACGGTAAGCGCGGCGCTACAGGATTCTGGAGCGTAAAGCTCGTAAAGATCGAACTCATCGACGCCCATCCGGTCGCACATCAAGACGATTGACGCCAACCTGCCACTGCGTACCCGGCGTGTCGGATGACACCTTAAGCGCCAACTGTCGGCCACGAGCACGAACATAAAGGATCTGCGTGAACTGCTGGATCGTGTACGTCGGCTGGTTCACATAGTTCTGGGTACTGATAACCGCAGGGTTTGTGTCAGTAGCCGTGTAGTTCGCACCGGGATTAGCGCGGGGCAGCATGGTGATATACGCAGACGGTTGATTGACCGTCGAACCATCAAACGTAATATCCGGGATCAGACGCCATACAAATCCGAAGTTGTGCCCTTCGCCGATGTCGAAGTCCGAAGACTGAACGTAGGCACTAATTGGCGATGGGGGGTTAGTCGTGCCGTCATCCGTACCGTCTTCGTGGTAAACCACAGCGTTCCCGCCAGTCGTAGCCATCGGGAAGTCCCGCAACGGGCTATCGTTCCAAGCAGTACGCTGCATTGAGCCGTAGTACCACACCCGGTCCAAGTGATTATAAATGACGTATCGGTCAATAACATCTGAATTGCGCGAACAGTAGAACCACCAGACTTCCGAGTAGCCTTCGTTGGTACCGGCGAAGAACTGATACGACTGTGCGAGATTAATGTTCTCAAACACATACGTCCGAACCGCTGAAGGTAAAGTTTCAACGCGGCCCGTGTACATGTAGAACTTGTCTACGCCCATCCAGTAGACGACGTTGTTAGCCGAAACCACCGCATTTGGGCTAACGATAGAGATGTTGTCGGCTAGTAGTTGAGATCCCCAAATATACGGTGGACCGAGGTACTGCAAGGAATAGACAGAGGCGTCGGTCCAGACCAAGATTTCTTGTCGGGACTGGAAGGCGGTAATGATTTCTGAGCCGTGGCTGAGACGGATGCCTCCGGCTTGATTGGTTGCGAGATTGGGTGCCCAGACCAAAAGATTTTCTTGATCCGACCAACGAATCTGCATAGGGTCGAGCGCAGTAGTTGCATAGGTACCTGTCGGGTCGTTACAGCCAAACGCCAATACAAAGCGCGATGTGTCAGACACCAGCACAAAATTACAGATTGACGGGCAAGTAGCGTCGGTCTGCCACCAAGCGGCAGAACCTCCACCAGTCGTAACCTGCGTGTTGGTGTTCGTGGATGAAAGAATCTGAGCGCGGTTATATACGCCGGGGGTGTTACTGTTTACCCAGTAGTACAGAGCGCCGCCTCGCGGGTTAATAATCAGATTTTCGCCGTAGTTCTGTTGGCTCCAGAGGCGAAGCTGAATGCCAATCCCAAGACCCGCAGATGACGATGCCCCCCACCCGGTAGACGGATACCCTGTAGTAACACCACTCCAACCACCTGCGCCCCAGCCAACGCCGACAGTATAGATATCGGAACCCGTGGTGATCTGATACGCCGCTACAGTAGACGAACCACCGTTCCCGATATCAGAGCCATTAGCACTTACAGTCGCAACAATAGTGTAGGTGTTTGCATCGATATAAGTAGCGACACGATATTCACGGTTTAGCACGGATGCGGTAATGTTGCCGCCTAAGGACGCGGCTCCGCTATACGTGACAAAATCCCCAGCCTGCGCATTATGCGCGGTATCCGTCACAGTGATAACAGGCGAGCCGGGAGTAGCAGAGAACGTAGCCGTGCCGGGGATGGTGGTGTATCGGAGCGGGGTTACGTCATAAAAATTGCCGCCAACACCGTTCTGAATGTAGAACTTTAAGTTGGTGCCCACACCAAGCAGGTTATACCCCGCCAGCGTCACCCAGTTCCACAGAGACCGGCACACCCCCCAGAAAGAGCCGTAAGGCGGCTGAAGAATAGTACCGGCAGTATTCTGATACGCCCCGCCTACATCCTTAGTCCAGCCGCCAATCTTTTCAGCATTGCCAGAGCGGAAACGAATATGGTTTCCATCAAACCAACCGCCTTCATTAGCGAGACTAGTCCCCTCTCTGTTTATGCCGGGGCGAAACCGAAGCTCTTTAAGAGGCATGGCGGTCCCTTAGCAAATGATCATCACATTGAGTTCAGGGGCATCAAGATAAGTGGTACTGTTTCCGATCCCGACCACAATCCGCACAGCGCTAGTAGTTTTAAGGGTAGGAGAAATAATGCCCAATATGGAACCAGCTCCGTACTTAACGCCGACATTTAACATTTGGCCGTCGTTATAGTTGTTTGCCGTAGCAACTATCGAATAGTGTACATTCGGCATCGGGGTAATAAAATTAATCGTATAGTCACCGGGGCCGTTATAAGTAAGACTTGCCACATTACCTGAGTTAGCAATATATGGCCCCGACCCCCAACCAAAAATATTAGCCCACGCTCTGATAGCGTAAGCTGGCGCAGTGCCAGTGGTGGTAGTGAACTTATCCGCAGCCGTAGCAGTACTGGCAGAAGTAGCAGTGCCAGCCGTCGCGCTTGACCCAGAGATGTTAATCCCCCATGTCCCGCTAGCGCCTATTCCGGTTTTGCTGGGCGCGTAATCTGCAACTTGGGTGTTAACAAACGCGGTGGTAGCGAGCTGTGTGTCGTTGGTTCCGACAAGCGCAGTGGGCGCAGTAGGCGTTCCTGTAAACGCAGGTGAATTGTTTGCGGCTACATCCGCACCAATCGTGAGACCAAGATTAGTCCGAGCATCAACCGCATTATTTGCGCCGGTACCGCCTCGAATTACAGGCACGACGCCGGTCGCCAACGACAGCCCGTAGAAGCTGGCACCATCACTAAATACGACCGCGCTTTCTCCAGCACCTACAACAATCCCCGCACCAGCAGCGACCGTGTTACCCAACACGGTGGAGTTATATACCGTCGCAACATAGGCAGAATTGTTTTGGACAACGTAGATTTTGGATACTGGCGGGGCATAGACCGCAAACGCCGTGGTCACAGCCCCGGTCGTAGACAGCTTAATGATCGCCATCCGTGCTTCGTCGGGCGCGTAGTCAAGCGCGATAAAAGCCTGAGCAGCCGAAGAGACCGAGACATTAGCGACGCCAGCAATCGCGCCTTCTAACAGCGAACCGATGTTGGAGTTGGTCGTGTTTCCCCATGTGCCGGGCTGATCCCCGGACCCCATGAGTTCCAGACGCAGAATAGTAGACGGAGTGCTGGTCATCGCTGGTCCTTAGCAAGCTACAACATAGAATTAAGTTAATTCCGCATCTACTATGATACGCGCGCCATCAGCAGGCCCACCGCCAATACTTGCGGTTAACTCAAATAGCCCGGTAGTAGTAGTATTGATAGTTATTCTTGCTCCGCTATCCCCCGCGTTTGCGCCTGAAGCGATATTAAAACTAGCTACATTAACTGTAGTCCATTGCCCCGACATTGTACAAGTAGGACTGGTAGTCCTAACCGTAGTAACAAACTGAAACGGATAATAAAAAGTCTGCGGAATGCTAGGATCTCCTGCCGCGCGGTAAGAGAAAAAAGTGCTAAGCGTATTGTATTTGCCGTATATTTGATAATACCGTTGACAAAGCAAGAGTTCTGTTGGGTACATCCTAGTTTCAAAAGGTGTAACGACACTGCCAATTTCTAGCTGCGCGCCAGTAATAGAGAAAATATTACCGTTTGTATCAAGCACATTAACTTGGCTAGACGTAGCATAGTATTGGCCGGTCTGCCAATTATTAGCCGTAGTTTGATATGTTGATCCGGCATTTAACGTAAATAATACCCGTACACCAACTCCGTTTAACCAATCCCAAGTCCCAGCGGAAATTAGACCGCCACTTACTGTAACCGTTTTATATTCCCATGTATTAGCTGCGTTGACCGTATATTCGGTCACATAACTGCGGTCATTTCCGCTATTAACAAATGCTACACAATGAGTCCCGGTTTTTGCCGACCGAACCCAAAAAGAATAAGTAAACGTATTATTTAAAAACGGTCGAGCTTGGTAGCCTTCAATATATTGCGCGATACAGTAATAATTACCCGCTACGACAGTTTTTGACGATGTTACATTTAATCGACGAGAATAATAAAAAGTTGCGCTAGCAGGTACATCCGTGGATTGAAGAGTCTGACCAACTGTACCGACAATATTGGTGGCAGTGGTCCATCTATCTAAGTGATAACCATTTGAAGATGCACCAACGCCATCTTCTCGGCGCTGATATATAGTCATATCGCCGTTAATAATTTTATTTCGGAACCCGGCTAGTTGACCGCTGTTATAGGACTTAGCCGTAAAGTTATTGCCCGTAGAAGCGTCTAGAAGATCATCTTGGAAAACGGCGCGGGATGCAGGCTGCGTAACAAAAACGTCTTTGGTACCGGCAGAGAACGGAACCAAGCTGCCGCTGTTGCTAGACGAAAGCACCGTGGTACGGGAGAGCGTAGTACCGGCAGAGGTATACGTACCGATACCGACTTCCCATTCGTTGGTGCCCTGCCCAGCGATACAGTAGTACGTGGTGTTGCCGTTGCCGATAGCTGAGAAAGCCTGATACCCGCTCACTGCTCCAGCAAGGGTGACGGTACCAGTACCGGTAGTGGCGGTGGTTTCACGAACCCGATCTTTGATTACGAAAGCCATGTTAGTCCTCTAGGTAACGGTATCAATTTCTTCCCACTCTGCATCTTCAGTGGTATCGACGTTGGTCCAGTTGGGAGTCTGTGGTGTTGGTAAAGACTCAGCAAAAGAGTCTTCGGTAAAGGTGGATCCTGAGAAGGTGTTCACCGGCGTTGCAATTGCCCCGGTGTTGATAGTAGTCCAAATAGCCCCCTGTGAGCTAGTGACGTTTGTCCAGCCGGGCCTTTGAGGGATAGGTAGCGAGTCAGCAAAGGAGTCTTCCGCAAGCGCCGCACCTGAGAAAGTATCGACCGGGGTAAAGATCGCCCCGTTATTGATGTCCACCCAGCCCGGAGTCTGTGCATCAACAATTGTGCTCCAGTACCGGACGCCGACCGAGCCTACAACTCCGAGAGCGGCGTTGCCAATTATGGCACTAGAGTAGGCCGGTTGTAAATTGCCTTCCTGCCCGGTAGCCTCAACTCCGGAAAGCCCGATAGACGAGGAACTGGCCGTTACCGCGCCGACTTCTCCCGTAGCTTGTACACCAACCAATTCAAAAAGAATCGGAAGCGTATACAACGACCCGCCAAACGGGCCTTCGGCGAACGAGAACCCGGCAAAAGTGTCGACCTCAAAGGTCGTAGAGGTTGTAGCGACAAAACCCGCTTCACCCAGAGCCTCAACGCCAAACAAATCAATCGAGATTTCTACGCCAACAGAACCAACGTCTCCGGTAGCGTCAACACCGACCAGCTCGATAATTGTGGGGAGCTGATAGTACGATCCGCCGAACGGACCTTCGGCAAACGCAAACGTGGCGAAAGCGTCTAGGTCATATGAACTCGGCACAAGCACCGTACCGACATCGCAGTCAGCCCAAACCCCGGTGAGTTCAGGCGAAACTTCCACGCCAACCGACCCGACATCGCCAGTTGCATCAACCCCGCTCAGTTCAAGCGTGATCGGTAGCGTGTAGGACGCTCCACCAAACGGACCCTCGGCAAACGAGAATGCAGCAAACGCATCAACCTCATAAGGCGATACCACCAATACTGTGCCGACTTCCCCAGTAGCCTCAATCCCCGAGAGATCGATGGTCAGGTCTACGCCTAGAGTCCCGACATCTCCAGTTGCCACAACCCCCGTGAGCGTCTGCTCGTAGGCGACATTCCCCACCTCGCCAGTAGCCGAAACGCCCACAAGGCCAACCGTAAGGCTGACGGCGAGGGAGCCAGCGTCTCCCGTAGTCTGAACGCCGGTCAGCTCTGCTGATACCGGCAGTACGTAGTACGAACCACCAAACGGACCTTGCGCAAACGCGAAGTCAGCGAAAGCGTCTACGTCGTACGGGATCGTGAACTGAACAGTACCGACTTGGCCGGTAGCTTCTACACCGCTCAGAGCTGCGAGGGTCGAGCTAACGCTCACTGACCCAACATCGCCCGTCGCTGTAACAGACGAAAGCCCAATCAGCAGTTCCGGGCTAACGGACCCTACCGCTTCAGTGGCTTCAACACCGGTAAGCGCCGCTCCAATAACTACGTCGCCTACTTCGCCAGTAGCCGAAACTCCCGCAAGATCAATCGTAAGGCTGACGCCAACAGAGCCTACGTCGCCGGTGGCGCTTACCCCAGTGATATCTACAGTGATAGGCAGCACATAGTAAGCACCGCCAAACGGACCTTCCGCAAACGAAAAGGCGGCAAAGGCGTCAACTTCGTAGGGCAGTCCCGGCAATACGGTGCCTACCTGCCCAGTAGCGACCACCCCCGTCAGATCTACCGTAACGGTACCAACAGCAACAGAACCTACGTCTCCCGTAGCAAAGACGCCGCTAAGCGCAACATCGAGCGTGCTGGTGACGTTTCCTACATCCCCAGTGCCAAAAACACCGGATAGAGACGTTGTTATTACAGGCGCTACGTCGCCCGCTAGTCCGCTGGTAGATACCCCGGTCAGTACGTCACCACCGGCGTTGACAACGACAGCCCCAACCTCGCCGGTAGCAAAAACGCCAGATACGGCAACAGTCGTATCAACGCCAACAGAACCTACGTCACCTGTAGCAGCAACAGAAGTTATCTCGGCAGCGGTTTGTGCAGAGACATCGCCTACCTGCCCGGTGGTGGAAACCCCGGTAGTTTCTACAGTAACCGGTAAGAGGTAGTAATCTCCCCCGAATGGACCTTCAGCAAATGAAAAGGCAGCGAAGGCATCCGCTTCATAAGGGAGCTTAGGCGCTACAGAACTAACTTCCCCGGTGGCTACTACCCCGGTAAGTGCAAAAGTAAATTCGGCGCTTAGAGAACCAACATCTGTGTTGGTGACAACGCCAGACAGCGTGTCAAGGCTAGAATCGACAGTAACAAGACCGGCTTCACCTGTAGCAGCAACCGTAGTGAGCGCGATGAAGAAATCATCGGCTGCCAAGCCAACATTACCAGTAGCTTCAACACCGGTAAGCGCTGGGGCACCGCTACCAACAACCGTTCCGACAGCGTCGAAAGAGGTAACACGCGATAAAGCTACGGACCTACTAACGCCAAGGGAACCTGCAGCTCCGAAGGCGGAAATTCCAAAAGTAGGCGCACTGCTGCTTTTTCCAACAGTACCGACGCTTCCAGTAGCAGAAACGCGAGTAAGACTTACTTCAGTGGCAAGGGGTAGGCCGCTAAATGTTGTTGCGGAAAACGAGGTCGTTCCGAACATACATTACGCGGCGGTTCCCCGCCGCGCCCCCGTTACGCAAGGCGAAGCAATGCGAGTGTAGAGCTATTCGTCGGCATAGTGAGCGTAAAGGTTCCAGCAGTCACGGTCTGTGAACCGAAAGTGTGGACGCTTACAGCTCGGTTGCCTTGCGAGTTATTATAGATCAACACCGCATCGAACGCCGTGCTCAACGTCACGTTGGTATACGTGAAAGAGGCAGTAGGCGTCGTAAAAGCGGTCGTGCCGCTGTTGGTAGGCGCGTTCCAAGCAGTGATCGTAATGCCGCCGGGCGTGTAGTTCGTGCCGCTCACTTCGCCAGTCGCGCTGTACACCGTAGTACCCGCATTGACCGTCGCCGAAGCCAAATACAGCGCAGCTTTGAACGAGTCCGCCGTGTTGATGGTACGAGCAGGGTTCGTCGCACTGAAGTTGTGGTAGGCGTTAAGCAACTCCGTCTTGAAAGACGTAGTCATCGCTTGTGTATTAGGCATGATATTTCCTTAAGAGATCATCGCGGCCAGACCGTCGGCCATAACATTTTTCTTCAGAGTCACATGCACGGAACGATGCACAAGCTCGTCCTCATGCCAGTATTCAACCCACACCGTGTACTCGTGGTCATTATCGACGGACCCCGTCCGCTTAACAAGCAGACTCTCGTCCATTTCGCCTTTGGTCGTTGTGATCAGCATTAGGCAATCCTTATGATGGCAGAGGTGCTAGATGCAAACGGAAACTGAACCGTGAATGTGCTAGCAGAGGTCTTGTCGTTCCCAAAATCAAGAATGCAAACAGCAGCGTCTGACGCCGTCACATTATAGATTAGCGCACCACGAGCAGTAAATGCTCCAGTCCAGCTAGGATTGTTGAAAGACAGATACGCAATCCCGTTGTTGAACCCCAGCGCAACTCCCGTCAGAACCTGCCCACCCGTTACGTACGACCCGGTAGGTGCAACCTCCCCCAGCAAAGTAGGAGAGTATGCTGCAGTCGCGGCGTCCAGCGAAGCGCTGTTGTTGTACAACGCCATCTTAAACGTGTCAGCGCTAAAGTTGTAGACCCCGGTCAACAGCCCTGACTTGAATACGTTACACGTGTAGTTGCCGGTGAAAGCCATTAAGTCACCGCCTGTCGGTATTGGCCGGATCTGTACGCATCTTGACGCTCCATGCCGTCGCCAAGACGTTTAGCCAGCGCAAGGGCTTCCTTGTATTTCCCGTCATACAGCGCAATAAGATCAGGCTCACCTTTCATGAAGGTGTATGCCTCGACCAGAGACCCGTAGAGCAGCACAGAATCAAAATTGTCGCCAAGCCAGCTCGTGTTCGCGGTCGTGATCGACTCTGGGTAATAGTAAAAATGCAGCTCTACAATGTAGGCGGCATTTGGGGTCGGCCCCAGAATAAACGACAGCTCATTCGTGATGAAGGCACCATTGACGGTCGGGCCAAACAGGGCGTAGTACTTAGGCAGCCCCACGGTGCTGGGACTGGGATACGACTCACGAATGAAGTTAACGTCTTTGTTTAACAAGTAGTGATACTCGCCTGCAGCGTCAACTACAGCTAGCGAATACGTCGCCAAAAAATCATCTGGGCAAGAGAGGTACTTGTTGTTAGGCGTAGTAGCCCCTGTCATGTTCCTGCGCAAAGACGGAAACTGCACCGAGTTGTAGATGCGCTGCTCAGCCTGCTGGATTAAGCGGTTGATCTGCGTAGTCGGACTAACAGTAGACCCGTCCGCAAGCACAACCAGCGGGAATTGGTTCTCCGTATAGCTTTGAATCGCAGTAACAAGCTGAGTGTAGTTCATGATTACGCCATCGGGCCGCGAGCCATCTTGCCTTTGGTCTGATTGCGGGTACCACGCACCACGATGCCAGAAGTCTTGACACCGGGATAGCCATCGCGGTTGATGTTGCCAACACTCATGTTGACTTGAGGCGCAGTACTGCCGTGGTTGGCACCGTAGCCCGAGTTGCTAAGGTCCACGCCGGAAGTCCCGGTCATGGTGTGGGGAGGGGCGTAGACATCGGCGTTGCCGACCTCTTTGCCCATAACTTTTTGTGAGAACTTAGCCATTTACTTGCTCTTTTTGTACGTGAACGAAGATTTTTTCTGATTCATCGCACGTGCGAGGTTCCGTCCGTACTTCTTCATCGCCAACGAAGTAACCCCACCTTTAGCCATGGCCTTGCCATGCATACGCTTCTCATGCACCTTCACTTCCGTGTCGGCAATGGCTTTGACTTGTTTCTTGTCCATCACGGACTCCTTAGGTCGTTACGACCGTTACTGTACCAAGCTGCACACTTAACACCAAGTTATTTGGCGTAAGTCCCGTATCATAGGCTTGCGCCCCACCTACAGGGTTCCAGCCCCACTGAATAATCCTGCTACCGCCTTCAGACGTACCTGCTCCATCTATACCGGGACCGCCATTGATGTTAGTTTGCAGCCCGTTTGTACCAGAAACTTGATAGCTCACATCCGGCCTTGGATCACGCACAGCTTGCGGGTCATTGACCGGGTAAAGACCAAGAGACAACTGCGGCTGATCTGGATCCCAGCAGGAGGGACAAACCTTTAAGTTGACGATCTGGGTCTTAATAATGAGCTTCTTAAGCTCCTTCAGCTTGTACCGCTGACCGCAGCGGTCACATTCCGCAATTGCATACTTACCTGAGGCAAACTTAGACGGCATACGTCACCTCAGTAAAACAACATTCGAGGCACGTACCGTTCAGCCGCCTTTTCGCGGTCCTCTGTAGAGGCAAGCTCCCACTGCTGTTCGTAGTCCGCCTTCAACATAGCGATACGATCAGGAGCTATGTCAGGACGCTTAACGGACAAATAGTAGGACAGCCCCGCTACCAGACAAGTAATCAAACGAAACGGGATGTCTTGGTCTGTAGTGCCATCGCCAGCGTTCTGCATCCGGCGCAGTCGCCAGTAGACAAACGTGTATTGGTTGCCCGGCGCATTGGGCGACGGCCAGACGTTGATACTGGGCAAATAGTTCACCGTGACGAATTGCGTAGGCGATGCTGTATGCCCCACAGCCGTAGTACCGTTCTGTCCACGGAAGCAATTCAGGAGCTGATTGCCCGACACGTTCTGATAGAGAATCGTCTCGTTCTCAATGGTAATGAAGCCGGTTGCCGGGAGATTGCTCGTGCTGCTAAGCGTGATCGTGGTGTCTGTCGGGCCGATTGTCGCGGCAAGATAGCTTGTCGTTGTGTATGACTGCCCGGTCTGCCGGTTGACCCAGACCTGAATCGGCCTGCCCGTCGCGTTCTTGTTGGGATAGGTGGAGTACGTAGACTCAGAGACGCGAGTGATGTTGATGTCAATCTGCGAGGTGTTCGAGCCAGTACGGATCACATGATCCAGCAGGTCAATCGTATTGGTGGGGATCGGGTATGTGATCTGCCCCGTGTTCATGACGATCTGACCTTGCTCGATGGTCCAGAGGTTTATACCGCGATTGGCCCATTCAATTGTCAGTAGGTTCAACGAGCGACGGGCAGTCCGAAACTCGTATCCCGTCCGTACCTCGATACCGGCACGCTCGTATGCCTCCTCAATCAGATCATTGAGGTCTAGCGTAAAACTAGTAGCGCCGGAAGTGGTCATCTAAAACTCGCTGTCTTTTTAGCAATCGTTTTGGGCTGCGCTACGAACTGCTTGCCTTTGGCTTTACCGGCGCGTTTAGCCTTGGTCGTTGCCGCGTATTCGGCAGGGCTAAGGGACTTGATCGCTGCCTCCGGCAAATAGCGCTCCCCCGTCTTAGATGACGGTTTACCAGACTTTGTAGTCCATTTCTGGGCTGTCCAGTCAGAGAGCGATTTCTGCGGAGCTTTCAATCTCGGTAGCCCCCACCCTTCTCTTTGTACTTCTTAGCCAGAAGCTGCGCCTTGCGAGCGCTCCACTGCCCTGCCCCTGTGCCCTGCACTGCTTGAGACTTGATGCTGTTGAACAGCGCTTTACGCATACCGGGCTTCGTGTAATTGCCCGCCTCGTTGACCTTGGACTTGACCGATCCACCTTCGGCGTACTGCGTAAAGTCAGTATCGTCGCGGCGCTGCTTGCGCTTAGCGCCGGGCATCTTACTGGGGTTAATGGCCCCCATGCCGCGACTTGCCATCATACAAACTTACCCCGGGTCTTACCGCGCTTAGCAATGCCGTCTGCACGTCGGGAAGCAGAGACGAAACCGCCCTTCTTCATCTTAGTAGGGTAGGCTTCTTTGAAAGCCGAGCGATCTTCATCCGTAACAGAATCAACGCCGAGATCCGTTTTTTCACGAGACGCCATTGCGCCGGACCCCAAAAGCGCCGCCAACACCGCAAGATTTTTTAAGTTCCGTGCCATGCTATTCCCCTTTACACCATCTTGCCCCGCGTCTTCCCACGCTGGGCACAGCCATCCGCGCGAGCAGAAGCGGAACTGACCGAGCCGCCCTTAGCTTTCTTCACAGGCTCTTTGTATGTTCCCATAGAACGAGCGGCAGCGGCGTCATAGGCTGCATCCATCTGTGATTGAGCCTTGGCTTCCTCAACCTGAGCACGCATACGTGCTTCGGCTTCCGCCGTCGGCTTGCCAAGATCGGTAGGGGCCGGAACTGGTTTTTTAGGTGCCGTAGCCATCTCAGCACGCCCCGCCGTATTTCATCTTGACCTGCGTCGTCTTGGTCTTGCCCTTCTTGGCAATACCGTCAGCAGATTTGTGCCCAGCAGCCAGCCCGCCAGAAGCCATCTTCTTGACGCTGCCACCTTTCTTCATAGCGCCCATCTCGGCCATTTCATGCTTGACCATCGATTTCGGAGCGCCCTTCTTCTTCATGAAGGCGACTTCTTTGCCCATCATTGCTTTAGACTCTTTCATAGCACCACCTTGCGCAAATTTGCGGCCTTTATCGGCCTCGACGTAATCCCTGCCAACCCGCTGAGGGATGCCAAGGCGTTTAGCGGCAGCGGGGTCATTAGCGACCATCGCCATCAGATTGTGTTGAGCTTTGCTCTTGCTCGGCATCTTTTTTACGCCCTAGCATACGCTGCACCGTGTTGGTCTCCCAAATACGGATGCCTGTCCACAGAATAGTAAACACAGCGGCGACAGATGGCAACATATCAACAAGCGTACCGACAACTGTAATGACCGACAAGCCATCCAAAAAGGTCTTTCCGACTTCCGCGTCTTTCATATCAGCAATTCCACGCCCGCAGTGATTTATTGATCCGACTGTTTGGGTCGCTCGCAGTTTTAGCCGAAGTAAGCTTCCGCTTCATCCCTTTCATGCGGGCGCAGAATGAGTCACGCCGGGAACCACCTTCAGGCTGAGGGGCTTTGAGTCCGGGCTTGCCGGGGTTAGCCTTGTTGTAGCTAGCGCGACCTTTGGCATTAAGACCGCCTTCTGGGTTTTTGCCTTCTTTGCGCTGCCACGCGGGGGACTTAGCCATTTACCGCTCCAAGGTAGAGAGCACGCTCGTCCTTGCGACGAACCTCGAGGCCAGCTAGCACTTTACCAGCAGACAGATTCCATTTCAAGAACTCGTCTGCGGCACCAGAGTAATCCCCCCGGTTGTGCTTTTGCCGCAGTGTGCTGGCTTGAAGATTACCTAGCCCAACATTGAAAGCGAACGAAGCGAGTGCCAGATGGCGGTTACTAAGAGCATCCACAGAACATAGTCTGAGTACCCCCGGAAGAAACCGCTGAAGATCTTCTTGAAGTAGCGCATCGACTTCCCCGTCTGTTAATCGTCGATCCCAACCTGCCGGTATAGGTAACTCAAATCGTCGATCAAACGGGACGCGCAGGTGAGTAGGATCGATGACACGACCCACACCGACAGTCCACAGACGAGCAGGGCAACGATAGGGGACATAGCGTACTCCCTCATGATGCTTAAGCATCTTGATCAACGCGTTCATTTCTTGCTGAACGCTTGGCTTCCGAACCAAAAGCTGATGACCGACGCCCAGATAATCTGAGTGTCAGCGTCCCACAGAGTAGCGATTACTTCCGCAAACGGAGTGCCCAGCTTCCACGCGTACACCGCGCCGAAGATGTTGATGAAGCACAGCAGGGCGAACATGCCATACGTGATCGCAGGGCGGACCATTGACCGAGCGTTGACCACCCAAGTGCTTGCGCCTTGCCCAATAGCAATATCGTGCGCGTAGAGGGCTTGCTTTTCTTGTAGAGCGGTTTGCGCCATTGACACGTCGGCGTTGATCTGAAGCTGATCCGTCCGAATCTCTTCTACCTTGGCTTGGGCCTCAAACCCAGCTTTCCGCAGTTCAAGCTCCCGCTCGATCTGCATCCGGGCGAGGTTCAGTTCATGCGCTTTGTCTGCACGGTCTTGGAAGAACCCCAGCAGCTTAGGTAAGCCCCCAGCAAGGAATGACAGAAGGGTAGTCAGTAGTGTGATCATTTCGCCTCCAGATTAAAACTAAGGTTCTTGTGTTTTGGGTAGGAGACTGTTCTATCCCCTTCCGGGCACTTGTACTTGATGGTTGCAAGCAAGGTGGCTTTTCCGGGCTGCATCTCAGACTTGACGCTCAATGTGTAGGTAAAGGTGTCAATCTCTGGACTGGCTGGGCCGGAGAACTTGGGGTTCGATGGAACCGCCTCATGCACCATGCCCTTGCCATCTCGGATGCTTGGGATAAACGACTCTACCGAGCAATCGTCGCGCTTCTTGATCCTCGCCACCGTCACTGTGACCGGCTCCCCTAGCTTAGCGGGTTCAATCTTAAAATGCTCCGGCGCCCAGACAAGAATTGGGCTTTCCAACCACCCAACCTTGTCCACCAAGGTGTAACTACCCCCCAGCGCAGCTACGCTCGCGGCAACAGCACCGATTGTTTTGGCGATATCCATTTTGTCACTCTAACTACAATAAATCGATCTGGCTTGTCCGGATCGCACAGGAATATCTGAAAAAGGTTCATCCGTAGAAGACGGTAACTGTAGCGTCTGTCAATACGACCTCTACAGATGTGGAGAAGAGCACGCCGTCCTCAGGGATCGTGACACACAACGGCACCCCATTCGCAGCGGTGAACGTCATTACGCTATTGGCACCGTTAGAAAAAGTGGCAATCGCAGCCGAACTGCCCGTGGTAGGCATAACTACGACCCCCCGCACGCGGGTACGCCCCGCGTACACAGTGCCTGAAGCGGCTACTGATGCTGCTTTAACGTCAGTTTTCATGACTGGCTACCCGTGGGTTGTTGGGGTTGGGGCTGGCGTTGTTCTTTAAGCTTGGCAAAGAACTCAAGAAGCTTAGCCCACCGCTCTTCGCTGATGTGATCGGGACGCTGCATCATGATTATTCCTTAATAAGGAAAGGATATGGGAAATTGTGTCGGGTCAGGGAAAATAATATCCACCGCAGAAGGAGAATAAACGGGCAACCTAAAAAGCGGGTTTTGCACCATAAATAATGCGATAGTGCCAAACCCGGTAATTTGAATATTTGGTATCCTTGTCACTATAAAATTTTGCGGTCGATAAGAATATAGAAACCAATAAGTGCTAGGACCGCCTCCTTCTAAATCTTCATACGGTCGAGCCGTAGCAGTAGACGTAGATTCAGCTCCACTTACACCAAGCGTACTCCCCCAAAATGTCCAAACATCGACTCCGGGTACGTTTTCTGGATATTTAAGCGCCCATACATTAGTATCGTAAGCAGCAGCTTTAGAGTCAACCAAAATAGATTGCCCAATTTCAATTGCTGGTAATTGAATATACGTTCCAGCCGTAGACCCGCTTAGACTATAAAAACTATTGGAATAGCGATTATCTGGAACGCCGGAATATACTGCTGACGCAGAATCACCTAGCGTAACAGTCGCAGCAATACCGCCACTACCGCCACCTACAGGCGTCCAGACGCCGTTGACTAACTGCTGAAAACCATTCTGTGACCGGAACGGTCCTGATACCGTTGAAGTGCCCATGATTTACCCCGTAATTTGATAACCGTCAATCTGATACACATCGTAATTAGCAGGTATGCCCCCTATACTTGCAGAGGATTTACCCACATAAGTTACTCTAGCTATCTGCACATACGTAAAGAGGCCAGATCCCTGCGCAAAGAATGAGCCCATAACATAAATGCTCGTGTTAGTAATACCAAACATTTGCGCGTTAATAAAAGTTGAGTTGACACCGTCATATCTTGGCATTGTGCCCATGAAAGTATAACCGGATGCCCCTGAGGTAAACCCGTTTGGAGCAATAGTAGTTAACCCGCCATACGTACCGTTAGGGTACGCCAACGCAAAATTCCACGTTTGCCCGATCTGAGTAGGAACATCAAAATAATAGGTGTTGTTTGTGGAAGTTCGCGGAATAACAACCGTTTGACTACCGCCACTAGCAGAAATTGTTACCGCTCCAGTTGCTCCAGAAACCGAAATACCCGACCCGGCAATAACAGACGTAACGCCCGTATTACCGATAGTGACAGCGCCGGTGCCAGAAGAAACAGAAATTCCGGTTCCTGCAACAGCGGATGTAACACCTGTATTGGTAACAGATACCGCGCCAGTTGCATTTGTGTTAGCGCTTAATCCAGAACTAGTGGTTAGTGAGGTAACGCCGGTATTGGTAATTGTTACCAACCCTGTCGCCGAAGTATTGGTGCTTAACCCGGTGTTGGTTGTAATTCCGGTAACACCTGTATTGGTAATAGATACCGCGCCAGTTGCGGATGTGTTTGTGCTTAGACCAGAACTAGTGGTTAGTGAGGTAACACCTGTATTGGTAATAGATACCGCGCCAGTTGCGGATGTGTTTGTGCTTAGACCAGAACTAGTGGTTAGTGAGGTAACGCCAGTGTTGGTAATAGATACCGCACCAGTTGCGGATGTGTTTGTGCTTAGACCAGAACTAGTGGTTAGTGAGGTAACGCCAGTGTTGGTAATAGATACCGCGCCAGTGGATTGATCAACAGCAATACCCGAACCTGCGGTTATTGCAGATACCCCACCACCGCCACCACCTCCGACGGGCACCCATTCGCCATTAACAAGTTCTTGGAAGCCGTTTTGTGACCTAAATGGGCCGGATACCGTTGAAGTGCCCATGATTACTCCGTGAAGGTAATTCGTTTCTTAAACACAGCTGGGTTGCCAGCGTATATACATTCGCCTTCGTACTCGCCCGCCGGTACAACAGACCCAGCTCCAATTACTGCGTGATCGCCAATCGTACACGGACCTAAAACTATTGCCCCCGCCCCGATGAACACGCCTTTACCAATTGTGATGGCGTAGCCCGTTTCTAGAACACCATCTTTGCGCAGCTTACCTTTCTTGGTGATGTCATGTGTACCTGCGATTAACATACACCGCTGCCCAAGAAAGCTATACTCGCCCATCGTAATACTGCCCGACGCTACATTCAGCACCGCCTCACCGTCGCAATCTACTGTTTCGTGGACATCGATCCGAGGATGATTGCGCCAATCTTTATCAAACTTGTTTTTCCTGTGATGATCTTGAACGCGCGGGTACTTCCATAAAAAGTTAAATATCTCTGCCATCATATACGCAAACTGCTCACGCACTGGCGGCTTCCAGTTTACGTTTAAGTGCCTTTTCGTAGATTGCGTACGCAGTGTCTACGATCAGGTTCTTCTTCCGTACGGGTTCTGCATTACCAATAACCGGGTGCGAGAACCGCGAGTAATGCACGTTGTCTTTATTGTTGTACAAGAACATGTGCCCATCGTTACCGGGCATGACGGTGTAGACCAACCCTGCTTGGTTGTCTGTACGGTACCGGGTGTACGGGTGCTTGTGCAGGATTGGCAGGATTGCCAAGGTGTATGGCACGGGGCCAGTAAGGCGGATCACGCCCATCTTACCGCTGAGTTCACGGTTTGCCGGGTCATGAATGTTCCGCACCACACGCTCAATGACTGCCTCTAGGAACGGATGCTTAGCGGCTGCAATCACGTGCCACTGCTGGAACTCACCATGCTCTGGTGCATCCCCATCAAACATGCCTTTCGGCACATCTGCCCAATGGGACAGGATGTACTCACTGTTTCCAGTGAGCTTATCAAGCGGCATGATTACCGAACTCTTGATGTCCAGATATACGCCGCCCACTGCGTAGATCAGCAGATACCGAAACAGATCCGATCTCGCCGCGCCGTAGCTAGGATTAATCAGGTTGTACGTGTCTAACATCTCCTGACCGTAATGATGCTTGATGAACTCCACGCAGTCATCGTCGGTATAGAAGTTGTGCGTCCACCCCGGATTCTTAACTACAAGCGAGGCGATGTTGTCTTCAATCTTAGGGTGCAGCCCCGAGCGTTTGAAGAACGTCTGATAGATCTGCTTAGGAATTGACATAGCTCTTTTCTTCCACAAGCGTAGACCCTGCTTGCACGTTGATCTGCTTCTTTAGCTCCGCCCGCTTATCGTTGGTCTTGTAGACCGCACGGGCCAGCCAAATGAATTCCTCGTCAAACTCTTGGCGAGATTCCTTCACACGGATCTTATCTTCGATATCCCAGAGAGTGTCATTGACCTCTTGAAGCGGCAACAGATCAACTTTTCCGGCCAATCGCCGCTCGTTCCAAATAGACTCTAGTACATCAAGCTCGTACCGGACGTTACGCAATTTAGCCGCGTCACTAATCCGTTCTGCTTTGATGCGGAGAATCGTAATCTTGTCGCCAAGTTCGCCGACGGATACAGGGGTATGAACAAACATTACGCGGCCTTCATATCACGCAGGACGATTTTCTTGAAGTACACATCCGCCACCAAATCAGGATCGACCATGATATTTCGCGGATCTTCCGCATCAAACTTAGCCTGCTCCCAACCATACGGCATGTGATATTGCAGGTTGTAGTTGTGCTGATAACCAAACTGCCGGGCACTCGTGTTACCCCAGATCACGACGCCCTCAATACCCGCTGAACCGGAAAAATGGTTCAAGTACGAATCGATACCGATAAAGCCTTGCGCACCTTTCATCAGTTCGTGAACAACCGACCAATGCTCAGAGCACTTAACCGCGCCTTCGTATGTTGGCTCATTTGGCAAAGTGCAGTCCAGCACCGTCACACCGCTACGAATAAGCTTTTCCACCACCCGTTTTGCGAAAATCAACGGGTAGTTGCGACCGGGATTGACGCTCTGGTATTGCTGTTGGATTTGTCCGTTGACGGCGGCTTGTCCGCCAGTAAACTGCGTCAATACGTACGGGCCAGTAATGTCCTTAGACTTCAAAAACGCTTCTGCCTTGTTAGCGACGCTGTGCGTATACAGCTTAGGCAGCATATCTGGACGGTACGGAATATCTAGCACATTACAAAACCCTTCTATCAAACTAATCTTGCCGTGCAGGAAGTTTGATTTATACGGTTCTGCGTTATAAATATTCCGTACGTCCTTCAGCCTAGAATCGCCCCCAAACGCAACCTGTATAGACGTAGTGCCTTTAACATCCAAGTTGCCAATAAAGACTTCATGAAAAGGTGCGGAAATAAGCACCTTATCGCCTGACTTCTTTACCAGCTCCGGCGTTAAAGCGGTGAACGCGGCATTTTTACCAAGTCCACCTTCGATCATATACAGGTCATGCATGGGGGGTCTCCTTATTTACTGCCCAGTCCAGTTATTAAAATGCAACGTGGTGACAACTTGGACTACTGGCCATGGGTTTCCACATGTCCCGACACCCGACATTTGAAGAAAGATTTTAGCGGGACACGCCAAATCTAGCCCAGACACGTAACCATAATAGCCGGTAGCAATATAACCGCAAGAAGTAAAAGTTGGCATACCGGGCGCGCCAGCGCAAGTGTTTCCAAAACAGTATGAATTAGAAGTCCCGGATGTTGGGTACGCCGTTACACTCCCACAGTCAGAACTAAAAAATACTAATTCGTTATAACACACACTGTACGGACAAACAGCGTTAACTATTTGAACATTCGTAGTCGTTTCCGTTAGCCAATAAGTGTAAGACCCGCTTGTGCTTAGGGCAGATCTAACATTAGCAACCATATCAAACCCGGAGAAACAAGCCCATTTACCGCCAGACTCGACACTATCCTTAATAGTTTGCATAGGAACGCCGAGATCTACAGTAAAAATACTAGATGTTGGAGTAAGCCAATCAGCGTTTGAATTCAATGTAGTAGTTATTACGATGTCGTTAGGATTACCGCCGCCACCGCCACCTACAGGTGTCCAAACGCCGTTAACAAGTTCTTGAAAGCCGTTTTGTGACCGGAACGGTCCTGATACCGTTGAAGTACCCATGATTTACTCCTAAGTTTTAATTAAGGGTTGCGCGCGGCGTAGTTAGCCCAAAAAACAGCAACCACAGATCCGGGACTTGGTTCAAGATCTTGCATATAAGTTAGCGTCAAATTCCACGCAGTCCAACCAGTCTGGTCTATTTGCCATATATTAGGCGTACTTTGAAAAATCCTTTGTACCCCATCAGGTTCCGTTAAAGAAACCCCAAGAATACCCAATCCAGTGTAACCGGGGGTAGGGGCAAGTTGAAATTCAGTGCCTGTGCCGGGCGCATTTCTACTCACATACGGGCCAACAAATTGCAGCACCGTACCCAATGCAGGTTTGGTAATTACCACCGGCTGGAAAGCACCAAGCGTTACCGGAACAATTGTGGCAATGCTTCCGCCACCACCGCCACCACCACCTACAGGCACCCATTCGCCATCTACAAGCTCTTGGAAGCCGTTCTGAGACCTAAAAGGCCCGGATACCGTTGAAGTACCCATTTTGAAACCTCACATGCGAGTCGCGTATCAGTCTGCATGTCGTCGCCGGGTCGTCTGATACGCTGGGCTTGAATACCCCGGATGGCAGAGTTGTACCACGAGAATAGATAAAAAGAAAGGGGGGCCGAAGCCCCCCTTCCCTACACCCCGATTAGGCCGGGGGAGTCGGCGCAGCGCCGGGCGAGCCGTACATACCGAGCGGATCCGACCAGCCGAACGAATAACGCTCGCGGGCCTTGTAACGCACGTTGCCCGTATCGAAGTCTCCGTCCATCGACGTAGCCATCGGGGTACGAACAAAGTGCTTAAGACCGTTGGGCACATCGGTCGTCAGGAACCAAGCGTTAGTGTCGGTCAAGAAGTGATTGACCGTGTAACCCTCGGGGATCGAGCCGTTGTTCTTCAGCGCGTTGATGTCGTTGTCCGTCGTACCGACACGGAGTTCCGTCTCGAGCAGTCGGGTTGCAACGAACATCAGCGCCGGGGGAACAACAAGCTTCTTCGGCTTGGCAGCGATCAGCAGGCCACGCTCATCCGCCCACCCAGCGATCTGAATGACAGCAGCCTCAAGCGAGGTCTCATTCAGGTCCGCAGCAGTCGAAGGAGTGTTGCTGTTGACACCACCGGACACCAGCGGATGGTCAGTCGAGAACAAGCTGACGCCGTCACCGCCCACATACGAGGGGTTAAAGCCGTTGTTCAGAACTGCCGCCGCTTTGACCTGCTTGGTGTACGCCATACCGCGAGCCAGAGCTTTCGTGTAACGCGCCGACAGCGAGTCGTAGAGGTTGTCCTCAATCGCCTCTTCAGTCAGCGAGAAACCGAGAGCAATCGTCTCGTGGTTATAGCGAGCAGTCCACGCCTCTTGTGCGTTGTCGTAAGCGATGGCAGCACCCTCGCTCTTGACCGGCGCAGCCGAGAAGCCCGACAGCTTGGTTTCCTCTTCGAAGGAACGCTCAGAGGTCTCGGTTTCGTAGATCTCTTTGTGCTCTTCGCCGTAGCGGGAATACTCCAGACCAAACAGGGCATTAAGACCCGGCAGGAGTTCTTTCAGTAGTTGTGCGCGTGAAATAGCCATTTTTTAGAACTCCTTAGAGGATAATACTGCCGGTCGAACCGGGCCAGTAATACTCGTGACCGCCGCCCCATTGCTGACTGCCTTCCCCAGCTGCATGAGCGCCGGGCATGTTCCACTTGACGATCAGCTCCACAAAGCCCGCCGACGTGGCAGTCTCAGGAACGACATCGACAACACGAACCGGCATAAACGGCTGTTGAACAATAAAGAGCGGGTTGGTTACGTCCGCCACGCCATACAGACTGTTGCCAGTCGTGATGTCGCCGGGGTTGACAGCAACCACAAGGTTACGACCAACATAGTACGGATTAGCGTACGCCGGAGTCGTACCATTAGCGGTGAACGGGTCGTCGTAGTAGTTTGGCTGGTTGGTCACAAACACAACCTTGAACAGCGCATCGGGGTCATCCACCACATAAGCTTGGATGTCATCAGCAACAACCCCTGCGGGGTAGTATTGCGAGAACGTCTTCTGCTTGGTGTACGGGTTCGTGTACGAGCAACCCATGAACACGCCAATGGTATACGGGGGCGAGATCTGATTTGTAGCACCAGCACCAAACCAAGATTTGTCTTGAACAACAATCGTGCCGTCGATAGGCAGCATGCTGTTGCTGTCGCGGAGGATCTTGACCGGATCGCCATAGAAAATGTTGGTGTTGTACCCGCTTGCGATCTTGAACATGCGGGTGCTACCTGCGTACGGCTGACCACCAATTAGATTGATGGGCCGGAAACCGTACGGTTTTGAAACCGTGGGATAAGTCATTTCAGACTCCTAAAATAAATTAAGTGCCTTTACCAAAGCTGGTCGTGGACTTACGCTCTTTGAAGAGCGGCATCCTCGGGTCACTCTGGCGCATAAGCGTGTTATCTACCGCTTCTGCTTGCCGATCCGCCTGCTGCTGATAGTACGCATTACGCTGTGCGACCAGCTCAGCCGGAGTCTTGCAAAGCAGCAAACCGCCAATTTCGATATGGTCCTTAAAGCGACCATTTGGGTCGGCCAACAGCTTAAATTTGGGCTGCTCTTCGAGCGGCACCGCTTCCCAACCTTCCCGGAACTTGCCGGAAATGTTACGAGGGTCAGCCACACTCAAAGTAGAAACACGAATCCAGCGATACACAAATCCCGGCATTTTGTCCGGCTCGGGAAGCATCTCGGGCTGTTGCCACTGTTTAACGCGAGTTTTAGATTCCCGCGTTTCGATGTCACGGGGGATACGATTTTCAGCCATTTTGGGACTCCAGTTTCATAACTTCCCGTGCATATTGTTCCGGCGTAAGACCAAACTTCTTGGCAAGGTTAATCTGGCTTGTCTTGAGCTTAACCTTATTAGAAGCCGTACTCCTTGTTGCCGGAGCTACCACAGTCGTTGCCCTCGATTTTTGAGCGGGGCGTTGATCGTCTTCCTCAAAAACTTCTGGGAAGCGCTTCCGAAGTGTTTTGTCCAACTCGGAATAGTATTCATCAGACCCAACCGCGACGCCTGAATCCTCTAACTCTTGGTGGAGTCCGAGAGCATAGGCGGTCATCCCTCTATTCGTCCCAAACCAAGTATTGCGCTTTTGCCACGCTACCAACCGGTCATCAGGACGAGGAGCAGACGGCTGTGCCGTTTGTTGCGTTTGTACAGGAGTTTCTTCTTCCTGTAAAGGGGCGAGCTTAAAGTTCTTCGCCTGCATCATACTGAGGTTGGCAAGCTGCAGCGCCTGCTGTGCCTCAACAATCTTATCGGCGTCAAACTCTTCGTGCGCCTGCCGCAAAGCTTTTTTCGCCGCTTCCAGCTCCATCTCGGCAGCTTTCTGGGCGGTCGCTACATACTCTTTTTCACCGGTAGCAAGAAGACCTCGAATCTTCTTGTTCTCTTCAAAGAGCCGCTGTGCCAGCGTTACAGCTTCCTGTTGTTCGCGTAACGCGGCTTCCTTTTCCCGACGTTCGTCATGCCAAACCTTCCGCATCTGCTTGAGTTTGGTTTTGATTTTCTCGTCGTAGTCTTCAAGCTCGTCTTTCTCAAGCTCTTCGACTAGGGGTTTGGGAAGCGGCGTACGACCACGATCTTCCTCGGGCGTGTCATCTTCAACTTCAATGACCAAAGAATCTGCCGCTTTGGCGTCTTTCTTGTCTTCGACTTCGTCCGGGAACTTAAAGTCTTCTTGTTCAAACTGAGGCATCTTGTCTTCCTCTACTTGCGTTTAATACCGCGTGGATCGAGCACCACGCCTTCAACCGAGTCATCGTTGATGAGCCGGAACTCTCGTCCGTGAATGACCAACCGGGAGCCTGCATACGGGCGAACCAGTACAAAGTCTCCTTTCTTGCACCACGGTCCGGACGGAAATCGAGCTGGATCTTTGTAGCAATCCGGCCCCATCTCGACGACAAACAGCACCGTCGTCAGCGTTTCTTCCATTCGTACCGTATCGTCGGCCTTAATCAGACCGCTCTCATACTCTTTCTCCACTTCGGGGATAGCGCACAGAATGCGATAACCCGACGGGGTTGGGAGTTGCCGAGCCTTCTCTTCCGCAGCTTCTTTCTGACTGCTGGGGTTTGTAGCCAGCAAAATTTCACTCATCCGAATACTCCACTTTTTGTTGAAGGTCTGTGATGTAACCACGCGCAAGGAGCAGACCTCGAATCTCCCCACACAATCTTTTGTATTCCTCGAAGCTTGAAGCTTTACCTTCTGACAGGTGTTCTTTAAGCTGTGCGACCTTTTCGTCGGTCTGTTCGAGCAATATCTCAAAAACGTCCATACGTGTCCTTTACGCCTCTTTCTTGCTGGGTTGCCGTTGCTTATCCAGATGCTTGAGCACGTCGACACTGAGTTTCGACATTAGCTGTTGCCGGTCGTTTGTAGCGGACGTAGCAGCTTTGGCGGCGTCAATCTGCAGTTTCTTGTCGTCCAACTGCATCTGCGCCATGATCCGCTCCCGTTCAATCTGCATCTGTGCAGCTTTAAGCTGGGCGTCCACCTGATCTTTAGCGGCCTTGCGCTGCTGATCCTGTGCTTTGATCTGCAGTTCCTGCATCTGCATCTGTACCAGCGGATCCTGCGCTTGTTGCTGAGCCTGCTGTTGTTGGACCTCGGCTTGGTTCTGTTGCAACAGTCGCTGTGCAGCCTGCGCCAACA